CAGCCGTCCATATAGGAGCAATCCATGCGTATCACGATGCGCGAAACGCGGCTGGGCAGTCCTAACGGGCGTGATGTTCACACCTATGAGGCAGGCGAGACGTACGACGCCGATACCATACCGCCGGTAGATGATGACCTGGCTAGCGTGTTCCTGCGCGAAGGGTGGGCGGTAGATGCTGACGCGCTGCCTACGACACCCGCCGCACGACGCGCCAGCAAAGTGACTGGCCCCACTGAGGTAAAAGCCGATGGCGAAGAACAGCAATAGCAAGGGCGGGAAACCTTCACGCGGAACCAGCGCGGATCGTCGTTTAGCTGAGAACCGCAACAAGCCCGCCAAGCCCGCACCGAAGAAGACTCCGAAGAAGTAGCAGGGACACGCCACCATGCCGTATATCGTCACTGTACAACCCACCATTGAGCCGGTATCGCTAGAGCAGGCGCGTATCCATCTCCGCATTGAAGACGCCGCCTATGATGATGATAGCGCCTACGTGAGCGACCTCATCACGGCGGCGCGGGCATGGTGTGAGCAGGGACTACGACGGGCGCTTATCACACAGACGTTGCAGGCCACTATCCAGCTACCTGAGCCAGTACAAGGCCGCTTGTCTGGCGTCGTGGGGCGTGTCGGCTGGCCAATAGAGCTACCGATGACGGCGGCGGGAACGCTGCAAGCCGTCTCACTGGCTGAAATCGAAACACAGATAGCGACCTTCGCCAGCCTGACCGTCACAGACGATTATCTGGTAGACACGAATAGCGAGCCGGGGCGTATCTGGCTGGCGGCGGCGGCGATTGCCATGTGGTCAGTGTCACTGAACTATCCTGGTAGCGTGCCACGTGTCCGTGTGACGTACACAGCAGGCTACGGCGCTACGGCGGCAAACGTGCCGTATCCTATCCGGCAAGCCATCCTGCGGGCAGTGGGGCATCTATATGAGAACCGAGAAGCGGGCGGGGCAATTCCTGACAGCCTACTGCCCACGCAATACAAAGTCTGGCGGCTGTGAACGTATGACGATCATGATAGCGACGCCGCATGTTGGCCTCGTAGACCCGCGCTGGATTGATGCGCTACTCGGTTTAGAGAAGCCGCAAGACTGGTACCGTGGCGCACTTATCCGTATGGAAGTGGCCCATGCGCGCAACCTGCTCGTGCGCAAGATGCTGGCGAATACTGAGGCGACGCATATCCTGTTCTGGGATGATGATGTGTTGCCCCCGCGTGATGGCCTGATGCGCCTGCTAGCCCATGACGCGCCGATAGTCTCCGGCTTTTACACGTCGCGGGCGTTGCCGATGCGCCCGATAGCCTACCGACTCGATGAAGCACGCCGCTACCAGCACGTAGACGAGCTACACGACGGGCTAAACGCGGTAGACGGCGCGGGCTGTGGGTTCCTGCTGATTCAGCGCGCAGTTTTCGAGACGCTAGCAGCGCCGTGGTTCCAGTACGTATGCCAGGATGGTGACGTGAACGCTAGCCTGTCCGAGGACTTGTACTTCTGCGAACAGGCGCGGGCGGCGGGTATTCCGGTGTTGCTGGATACCGGCGTGCGGTGCGGGCATATCGGCTCATACGTCTATGACTACCGCGATATGGCGCAACCAGCGAAGGCGGTGTAGCGATGTCCGCTCCAGGAAGCAACGCCATGCAAGCCGGGAAGCTCCGACGGTGGCTCACCATCCTGTCCCGCGCCACAACCAGTATGCCGGGCGGCTCCAGTGAGTCAGGCGCGGTCATCCTCAGCACGTGGGGCAAAGTAACCGTGAAGCCAGGCAATCAACTCATTGCCGCGCTGGCTGGTAAAGCGGTGGCGCAGTCGCAGTACATCATTGAGATACGCTACCCGCCGTCCGTGACCATCTCACCTGGCATGCGGGTACAGGATGGCGCGAAGGTGTACCGCATTCATCAGGTAGCCGACGTAGACGAACGCCACCGCACGTTGCAACTGCTGTGCGTGGAAGAACCCGCGTCGTAGCAGCGGCTAGTGCGCGTAGTAGAGCAGGTAGTTTCGCAGGCTGATGGAGCAAAAGGCAATCGCTAGCACCGTGAAGATGGCAGCGGCAATGAGGAACCAGCGCGGCGGCTGGCGTAGGAATGCCCGCGTGTTATGTGTCGTGTCCATGATGCTTGCCCAGATGTCGCGGGGGATGCCATGCGTGATGGCCCGCAGATAGCGGCGTCCCATTGCCGCCCATTCCGCACCCGTCAATGGTCGTGTGACCGCTTGCCATTGCGGCTGTGTTGGTTCTGTCGGTTGCATCTTGTCTCGTTCCTTTCGTCTCGTTTCCCCCAGTGCATGTCATTAGCATAAACGTATCATCTCACGACGCGATAACGAACCGAGGCGCAAATGTCCGTGACTGTCACCCTCGACACCAAAGGATTGGACGCGCTGCTGTCACACTGGGATGAAGGCGTGGCGCACATTCTGGATACGACCGCCAACGACATTCTGCATGACGCGCAAGAGAACATCCATCGCAATAACCAGATACGCACGGGCAAGATGCTCAATAGCGGACAGGTAGAGCCGGGCGAAGATCAGTACAGTCGCTATATCCATTTCACGGCTGAATACAGTGCCTATCCTGAGTTGGGAACGCGCTACTTTGCCGGGAAGCCGTATCTCTTACCAGCGGTAGAGCATCGCCGTAGCGGGCTACAGGATAACTTTAGCGCGTTCTTTGGCAGTCTCGTAGAGAAGTGAGCCATTGCCGATGAGTACGCCCATTACCTACGAGCCGTACGGTGGCCTTGACTTTCTTTGGCAGCAGTTGAACACGCTGGCCCCCGGCGGCGCACACAATAAAGTTGCGCCGATTGATGTCACGACGCCGTGCATTGTCTACGCCAGCGCCACGGGTAACGACCTGATGGTGATTGGCGCACAGCGTATCTGGAATGATGGCCTCTATACCGTTACCGCGCAAGGGCCGATGTCTGAGGCTGAGGCCGTCTACGCGTTGGCCGGGACACTGGACGCGACGCTACATGGGCGCGGCGGCGTGATTGTCGCTAATGGCGGTGTTCTGATGCTGTCCTGTACGCGTGAACAGACGATTGATCTGAACTCACCCCTTGAAAACGGTATGCAGTGGCTTCAGGTTGGTGGTATCTACCGCCTCTACAATCAAGCCATCTCCTAACCGCAATCATCTCACCTATCCCCCGCGTTGCCGTGTATTGTACCGTCTCGCTAGCTGTTCAGGAGTACCCGCATGCCCGAAGAAATGACGATTAATCAGGTAGTCCAGTTCGCGCTGGAAAGCACATCCGGGACAACACCGGGCAGCGGCGCGAACAAAAAGCCGGGGTCGCTTTCGTTTCAGATAGACCCGGACTTCGCGCATACCGAGTACGCGCCGATGGGTGAGCGTTTCGATACCGTGAGCGTGCCGTCAGAGGAAAAATCGAAACTGACGCTCAATAGCAGCCCGCAGACGTATGACGAACTCGATTACGTGTTCTCCATGCTCTTTGGCGACCCATCGACGCCTGTACTGTCAGGCGCTGTGAACGCGCACAAGAAGCAGTGGTCGCCCATCCTGTCCGGCACGATTGCCGGGCGCACACTCTATCTTCAACAGGGTAGCAGCACCCGTGCCCGCGCCGTGAACTACGGACGCCTAGCCGGTGCGACACTGGCCGCAACGCGCAAAGATTGCACCGTGGCGGGTGACGGCTTCGCACAGCAGATTCAGGATGGTGTCTCACTGACCGCCACGCCTACGAAGCTGGGCCTACATCCCGTGAAGCCGAAATCCTGGAAAGTCTACGTCGATACCAGTTCCGCCAACATCGGCGCCACGAAAATGGCACGGTGTTTCAGCAAGTCGCTCGGCTACACGGGCGCGTATGGCGACATCTGGCCACTTGACCGCGATCAGGCGTCATTCGCCACCGATGTCAACCTGAAACCCGCGTTGTCGCTCGTGCTGGGCATGATGAATGACTCAGTACCGGCGGGTTGGTGGGGGCCAGCGCGCCTGGGCCAGAAGTTCTACATTCGCTTCGAGTCCATCAGCGATGAATTGGTGGACAACTACCAGACGCTCACCATGTCCGGTTCCCCCACGGGCGGCTCATTCAAGCTGACCTACAAGGGCCAGCAGACGGCGGCTATCACGTTCAATAGCAGCACCCACCATCCGACGGCGGCGGAAGTGCAGACAGCGCTCGTAGCCCTCAGCACGATTGGCACGGGCAACGTGACGTGTAGCGGTGGCCCACTGGACGGGACACCCGTTGTCGTGACCTTTACGGGTGCGCTGGCGAACGATACGAGCCTGCTGACGGTGGACAACACCGGCCTGACGGGTGGCACGTCGCCCGCCGTGGGCATTGTGCAGACGACGATACCCTATCAGGAAATCATCGACATGTGCGCCGTTCCCGCGCCAGATGCCTTCAAGGATGACGCGGGCGCTTACACGCAGGACTGGAAGCTGTCGATTGTAAGCGATGCAAATTGGACAACGGGCAATGCTAGCGGCACGGCTATCATTGCTACCACCGTGAACGATCAAGCGAGCCTGACCTAGCACATCGTTCCTTGCGCACGAGGGAGGGCGCATCATTCTATGCCGACACTGAATAGCCTACTGCGGAATCGGGCCACCGTCACGATTGAGACGGCTGACCCGAACGACCCGCTTATCATCACCTATCATCCCGCCGCCATCACGCCACGGCTAGACGCCATCAGCGACGAACTGCGTGGACGGGATGATGTGACGCGCAAAGAGCAAGTGGCGCTGATGGATGAATACCTGACAGCGACCGTCTATAGCTGGAACTTCACCCAGCCAGACGGCTCACCACTACCCGCCACACCGGAAACCATCACGGCATTGGACTACGAAGCGAAAACGCTCATCTTCGCTGGTATCACTGAGGACGCTTATCCGGGGGAAGCGAACGGGAGCGGCTCATCGAAGCAATCGGAATCGCCATCGAAACCGGCGGGGCAGCAGGCGACCTCGCACCGCCGCTCCCGGACTGGTACCCGCTAATGCAACGCGCCCGCCTGATGGGCGTTCCCTTCTGGCCCGCCGCCTCCATCCTGGATATGCCATCCATCATCCTCACGTGGCAAGAAATCGCCGCCGCCGCCGAATCCAAAGCTAAGCCCCGCCGCTAGCGCCACGTCGCCTCACGTTACGCGACTCACACGCCCGAACACGCTCATGCCGCACCCTGCGGAGGTATCACCATGCCCCAAGTCGCTGATTTAAAAGCCAAGGTGAGCATCGATGGCGCGGCGCAGGCCAAGAAAGACCTGTCTGACCTGAAGGGCAAGGCAGGCAGCGGCAGTAGTGGCGGTGGCATCCTTGGCCTTGCTGACAGCTTCAAGGCGGGGCTAGGGGCCGTGTCAGGCTTCCTGGCAGGCTTTGGCGCGTTCAGCATTGCTACCGATGCGGTCGGCATGGTCAAAGATCAATTACTCGACCTGCTACAGGCGGGCATGGATGAACAGAAGACGATGGCGCAAACCGCCGCCGTCATCAAGTCCACCGGCGGCGCAGCGCACATCAGCGCACAACAGGTAGCCGATCTAGCTGACCAGTTGGCGCAAATGTCCGGCATCAGCAATGACACGATAGAGGGTAGCGAAAACCTGCTACTCACCTTCCGCGCCATCGGGTCGCAGACGTTCCCTATCGCCACCAAAGCCATACTCGACATGTCGGTAGCCATGCATGAGGATTTGCAGTCCGCGACGATTCAGGTTGGGAAGGCGCTCCAAGACCCGATACACGGCGTGACGACCTTGCAGCGTGTCGGTGTGCAACTCACGGATAGTCAGAAAGCGCTTATCAAGCAGTTCATGGACACGGGCCAATCGGCCAAGGCGCAGGCGGTCATTCTTGACGAACTCAATAAGGAGTTTGGTGGCAGTGCTGAGGCAGCGGGTAAGACGCTTCCCGGCCAACTGGCAATCCTGAATGAAAAGTGGGATGAAGCCAAGCAGAAAATCGGCATGGCGGTCATTCCCATCTTGCAGCAATTACTCGCACAGTACGTCATGCCGCTTGCGGACTGGCTCGGCAAGTTCCTACCTACCGCGATTCAGTCCACCACCGATTTCCTCAATAACCAACTGATACCCGCTGTGCAGGCGGTGATGGCCAGCCCGTTCGTGACCACGATTGAGGGCTGGGCGCAATCGATTGCCACTAAGCTTGACCCGCAGTTGGGTGACGCTGGGCTGGCAGGCCACGCGAACACCGCGAAAACCGCTATCAAGAACCTTGATAGCCAGAGCAATACCACTAGCAACAATATGGCAACCACGCACGCGAACCGCGTTCAGACATATATCGACAAGGCGGACGGACTTACTAGGTCGCTAGGAGGCACACCACCCAAGGGCGGCGGGTCATCTACCGTGGGCCTAGACCCGGCTATCCTCAAGGTCAATAGCGACCTCGGCAAGATGGACGCGGCCACCAACGCGGCGGGTCAGAGCGCGAAACAGGCGCAGCAACCCACGGAGTTCCTAGGCGGCATTTTCGATGGCGTGGGCAACGCGATACATGGGGCTGGCGACGCCATCGGCGGATTTGTTGACAGCATTAACCAGCGTTTACCGGGCGCACTGCCCCAAATCCAGCGATTCGGCGGATTCATTCGCGATGTCTTCCAGGGCGCTCTACCAGGCATCCAGAATACCTGGGATGGGTTTTGGGGTATTGTGGCGTTTCCCGTGAAGTTCGCTTTCGATCAAATCAAGTTGGTGGTTACGCTGTTCCTGGATGGACTATCTGGTAACTTCGCCAAAGCGGAGACGGATACGACCAAGGGACTGAATCAGATTATGGGCGATATTGAGGATTTCGGCGCATCCATTGGCCGGTTGATTCTTGGGCCATTCCAGACCGCGATAGGCGCATGGGGCACGGCGATTGGACATTTCCCAGATGTGCTTTCGCCCTCGCTGAAACACAGTTTCGATATCACGGGGCAGGACGCGCTCAAGGACGTTCAGTCCATCGGCGCTCTTATCACTGGGGGCTGGAAGGGTATGCTTCCCGGTATTGAGTTGGCGATAGCCAACATGGTTCCCCATATCGAGTCGGCTATTTCTGACATGATGCAAAAACTCCAAAGTTTCATCAATGACCATATGCCGCATTTCCCCGGTATCACCCTTCCCGGTATCGGTGGACTTCCCGGACGCGCGGGCGGCGGCTCGGTCAGTGGCGACTTTGTGGGCGCGGAACGTGGCATGGAACTGCTGGTAACACCCGGCGTCTACAACGCACCGCCCGGCTCATATGTCTACAACAACCAGCAGACGAAGCAACTGCTGAACGGTGGCGGACGTGGCGGCAACACCTACGTCACGAACGTCTACCCGCAACAGGCCAACATCGACACTCAGCAACTAGCGCGTATCCAGCGGCGGCAAGAACTTCTGACCGGGATGAGAGGGTAACACATGCCACTGCTCTTATCCTGGATAGACGCCAGTGGTACCGAGTGGCCGCTGAATGGCGAGACGTACTATCTCGCCACGGTGGGCGCGAAAGACCTGACGGGCATGCCGCCGTATATCCTCACGGAGAGTCAGACGCCGCTCACGGATGGCGCGGTGTTGCGCTTCGTGCTGGCGGGTGTCCGTGAAGTGGATGTGCCACTACTCGTGACCGCTGGCAGCTATAGCGACCTCTACGACGCGCTGGCGGCGCTGGAAGGCGCGCTGAATCCCAAAGCGGGGCCAGGGTCGCTCCGGGTGAGCGCGCCGAATGGCAACGTGCGGGACATCCATTGCACCTATTCCAGCGGTTTTGAGCATGATCTTGGGCAGGGTACCGTGGGTAGCCTCGCGTCTATCCTGGTGTTTCGCGCGCATGACCCGTATCTCTACGATGTCATGGCAACCCAAGTGGGGCCATTCGCCGCCAGCGCCGGTACCGCCTTCTTCCCTATCTTGCCGATTCATCTCAGCAGCAGCAGTGTTCTCAGCAGTTTCAGCATCAGTAACGATGGCGACGTAGAGGCTTACCCGGTGTGGACAATCCACGGCGCGGGCAGCGCCATCACGCTCACGAACAACACCACGGGCAAGAGTCTGGCGCTTACCGGCAACGGCGGGCTAACGCTCGGTACGAATGACGTGCTGACCATCGACACACAGGCGCGCACCGTGTTGCTGAATGGCGTGACGAGTGAATACAGCAAACTCAGCTTTGCCAGTAGCCTGTGGACGCTGGCGCAAGGGTTTAACAGCATCAGCGTCAGTATGAGCGGGACGGACGCCAATAGCTTTGTGAGTATGCAATACAAACGCCGCTGGCTGGGAGCGTAACGAATGGCCACACCCCAGTATCGTATCCAGATACGCGACAACACCCTCACCCCGATTGGCGAACTCACCGACTACATCGATGGCGATATTCTGCTCAATTTCAACGACGTGGGCGCGTTCGTGCTGACGGTGAAGGCCGATCAGGATGTCTACGCGGTACGTAATCTCTACAGCCCCAACCAAAGTAGCGTCGAGACGGATACCAGCGGCTTTGCGGCATTTGTTGGCGGTAGTGGAACCATGACCCGCGATACCAGCGAGCATCAGTTTGGCGCGGCGTCGCTGAAACTCATCACGGATGGCAGCGCGACGTTCCAGTTCGTCAATGCGCAACTGAGTAGCGGCGTCTTCACACCGGGGCTGCAATACACCGCCAGCTTCTACGTGAAAAGTAGCGCGGCCACTGGGACACTGCGCTACTTCGTGGATAGCGATGCTGGCGCGGTGTCTGCGGTCAATACGCTCACCCTCAGCACCAGTTGGACACGCTACAGTGTCACGTTTGCCGCCGTGGCGGGCCTGGCCTGGATGGGTATTCGCCTGGATACCGGCAGCCCAGCGCAGGCGTTGACGTTCTTCCTGGATGGCCTGCAAATAGAGGCGGGCGCAACGCTCTCATCCTGGATGCTGGGGGGCGCGCTGGTACTGAACACCTCACCCGTGGGCGGCGTGGCTCAACTTTTCGCAGCGGGTAACGGCGTCATTATCAGCCGTGACCGTGGCGACGGTTCGGGCGCGCAGACGCTCATCAGTGGCCCATTCTGGCACCTGGAACGCCGCCTAAAGGATAACACCTATGTCCTGTCCGGCCCGGATGATCTGTGGTGGCTAAAGGCACGTGTCGTCAATCCCGTCGTGGGCTATCCCTACTCGGCAACCATCTTAGCCGATACCCCGATACGTTACTATCGCTTGGGAGAACCGTCAGGAACCACCGCCACAGATGCGAGCGCGCACGCCAATGGCACGTATGTCAACAGCCCCACATTGGGCGTCGCGGGTGGCATCGATGATAGCAATACCGCTGTCACGTTTGCCGCCGCCAGCAGCCAGCGTGTCTCACTGTCGGATACCGGGCTACCATCGGGCAATAGCGCGTGGAGCATCGAAAAGTGGTTTAAGGTCGCGTCGCTTCCCGCTGGTACGCAAATCTTGTCAGGCTGGGGGACGGCGGCAGCGTCAAAACTGGCGTCTGTTGTCATGACCGCATCAGGAATCTTTACGTCGGTATTCGGCTCGGCAACGGCAGCGCGTGCGCCCTCGCTGGGCGTCTGGCATCATTTCGTGTCCACCTGGGATGGCACGACGCTGAAAGACTACCTGGATACGGTCGTGGGGACGGGCGTATCCCCCGGCGCGCTGAATGTGACCCTGACCGGGACGGCGTACATTGGCGTCCGTACTGATCTGACACTCTATTACAGCGGCTCTGAGGATGAAGTCGCGTTCTACAACTACGCGCTCACCCCGGCGCAGGTGGCGCTCCATTACGCCGTCGGCAAATCCCGCTACGCCGCTGATGCCTACGACACGCGCACAGGAACTGCTAGCACGATCATTCGCGGCTACGTGAACGATAACGCCGTGGCTGGCGCGGTCACGTCTCGGCAAGTGTTTGGCCTGACGCTGGCGGCTGACCCGGCCATTGGCAGCAGTGTGACCGGCAATGCGCGCTTCGATAACCTACTGGCGCTCATACAGCAGTTGGCCGTCAGTGGCGGCGATATCGGCTTCAAGTGTGTGCAAACCGACGTGGGCGTGTTGACGTTCACCATCTACCAGCCCGCGACGCAAAGCAATGCCATATTCAGCCGGGAACTCGGCAACCTGCTAGACGCGATCTATACGCTGGTTGGCCCGAACGCGAACTCCTATCTAGGCGCTGGCGGCGGGTCAGGCACGGCGCGGGTACTGGTGTCTGGCAGTGACAGCGGCTCTATCGCCTCATGGGGAACCGTGGAAGGCTTCCTAGACGCGCGTGACACCAGCGACGTGCCGACGATTAGCCAGCGTATCACGGCGCAGTTGGCGACGGATGCGCAGCAAACCAACCTCAATATCACACCAACGGATACCGCCGCGCTGGAGTTCGGGCGCGACTACAACCTCGGCGATATCGTCAACGTGCGCATCGATGGCACGACCATCACCGACAAGATACGCCAACTGCACATCCAACTCAATAGCACCGATCAGGAACTCGTGACACCGGGCATCGGCAACGCGGGCGCGGGGCAAATCGCGGCGCTCTTTGACGCGAAACAGCGGGCGCTTGCCGCTGTTCAGAAACAGTTGGCGCGCTTGCAGGCGGCGCAATAGACAGATAGGCAGGGTACTCATATCACGACGTTTGGGGGGCCGCAAGACAACGGCAATATGGCACAGGCTCAGTGGGAAGAAGGGGAGAGCAAGCTGTGGACGGATGGTGTAATCGCGGGCGCTAGAAACGCGTTCGTCACGACCACGACCAGCGGGCTAGGCATCAGCGTCAACACTGGCAACGCCATGTTAGACGGCTTCCGCTGCTATGCCGACGGGACAACCGCACTGACAGCGGCCACTGCTGACCCGTCGTTGCCGCGTATTGACTTGCTGGTATTTCGCATCGATGAGAGCGCCCACACAGCTACTATCGCACTGAAGACCGGGACACCTGCCAGTTCACCAAGTGCGCCAGCGGCTACGAAAACGGTTGGCGGGACGTACGAGTTGCCGCTCTACAACGTGCGGGTGAATGCCGGTAGCACGACAATTACCAGCCTGACGGATGTACGCGCGTATTGCGGGCCAACGCTGGGCGCATATACCCAGGGCGGCGCGGTTGTGACGGGCTTCAACGCCGATAAGCTGGACAGCATCGATTCCACTGGCTTTGCCCAGGCGG